TGAACCCATCGCAAGAACTTGTCTTGAGATTATGTCAAACAAACAATCTCACACGCAGGTTACTTGCCGCGCGTGCCCGAGGGCACAGCGTACGGCGAAGAATCTCTCTCTTGTCAGCGAGGTCCTAAGGCGGGAGGGTCTAGTTACTAAGACCTTCATCGCGGGTGGACCACATAGCTGCGAGAGCCTTGAGGTGAGGTGGAAGGAGTGGACGTCGGCCAGCGACAATCGAAAAGGAGAGGACCGCTTTAGGTTCCTTAACGCCATTAAAGGCGTCAAGACCCTTTTTGATGAGCCTTGCAAAAGATGCGACAAGGTAGCGGCCGAGAAGGCAATCCGGTCCTGGGGAAATAAGGCACTATTCACTGCTCAACAAACTGAGCCCGAAGTGTTGGCCGATATTAGAACCAGGACCAGGAGAATTATGGGTAAGAAATGGTGGAAAGGGACAAAGGGAAGAGTGTACGTGCCTGATCAACAGGGCTGTCTCGAGATGGAGAGGGGGTTAGGTGGGACCTTGTCTGTTGCCCCGGTTGGTAGCGATCTTGATTCAAAGTATACTCGCTTGTCGCACGATCCGGACAAGCAAGAGTATTATCGTCTACTCCGTGGGCCGCAACAGATGGCCTATAAGGAAGAGCGTGTAGGATCAGCGGAGTGCCGAGTCGGTACCGCCAAGTCCAAGGGTAAGCTTCGGGTTGTGACGATGCAAAGTGCCAGTATGAAGAGAGATCTTCGTCCTGTACACGAGCAAGCGTACAATCGCCTGAGTAGCAGACCTTGGCTTGTTCGCGGTGACGTGACACAGGCGCACTTCGAGTCCCTACGCTCCTCTCTCTATAGGGGTCACACTTTCAATTCCGGCGACTACGAGGAATCCACTAACAATTTAAATGTGGATGCCGTTATTGCAGTCGTCGAGACCCTATCCGAATCTCTCCCGAAGGAGTTAGGTGAAACTTTCGTCAAAAGTTTCAAGGAATGCGAGGTTTGGTGGTATGACGGTAAAAGGAAAGTCACACGGGGAAGTATGATGGGTAATCTCGGCTCGTTTGTCGTGCTCTGCATCCTTAATCGGATTTGCTTTGAGCGCGCGCTTAAACTTGCAGGATACGATCGTACTCACCCCTGTCTTCTCAATGGTGACGATATCCTCTTTCCCGGTTGCGATGGTCTTTATTACAGCTGGCTTCATTGTACGAAAGAAGTCGGCTTTGTAATCAATCTCAAGAAGACCATGAGATCTGCAGTTTATGGGGACTTAAATTCTCAGACCTACCGTTACGACAAAGGTAGGTTCGTCCACAAATTCTGCTTCGGATTTCTGGGATCTGACTCATGGAAAGAGCCAGTTGGATCCCTCGCAGTACCCCTTTTCGACCTCTGCAAGCAACTTCGTTTTTCAAACGCGGCGTGGCTTTTGACCACATACCCCGTACGTAAGTTACTTGCTCGCGTTCCTATTCCTCTCTCCTCCTTTCCCCGTCGGTGGTGGGGTTACCTTGTCAAGAAGAAATGGTTCCGAGGCTTGGTTGATCAAGTAAAACCAACCGAGGTTATCCAGCTCGGCACAGAAAGGAAACTCCCCTTCGTTTTAGGTCCTCCGATTAGCTCTAGTCCGAAGATAGAGCGTCAAATTAAGGAGGCCGAAAACGAAGTCACCGCCGATTACGTCCGTTCGTGGCAGGGCATACCTGTATGCCCTATTAAGGAGAAAGTGCCTCACGGCAAACTGACCGTCCTGCGGTCGCGCTTTCGACTTAAGAGAGTAGTCTTGGGCTGGCGTAGACTCTGGCTCGCTCCTGTTCTGGAAGCCTTACAAGATAACCTTCCTGAGGTTTTCGTGTCTGGCTATCCTGATTGGGTAGACGAGCAACCTGGTCTCCAGCTTGAGTACAAGCTCTCTCGCGAATGGGGTTATCGGCCCCCAAAATTCTCTCCCCCTCTTCCTCCGTCCTACCATACATTGGTAGGCCCTCACATCTCGTACCGCGTCTTCCCTTATACCCCTGAGTTCTTGGGCGTACAAGTTAGGGAACGGATGTGGAATTCAAATGAGATGGACAAATGAGATGATTCGTGCGTAGCCAGGGGCGCGCCTTGGAGGATGGCAGGCCGAGGTGGCTTTGACCGGCGCACTAGTTGCCCGTCGGGGCGTATTCTTTGTGCAACCTTAGTACCGAAAGGGAAAAGGGATGGAAGTTTTGCCGATCTGACCGTCAGGGTCGGAAGGTCGCGCGGCCCGGACCTCCCGCGAGGGAACCGGGATGATGGAGCTCTGTCTTGTCTCTCGGGCGTTAGACGTTAAATATAGCCCTCCTTGGACCCAGTACTAGCAGGAGTGTCAACAAACACACACTGCATTTAGGGTTGAAAAGTCCAAGGTTGTAAAAGGTACAGAGCGGGCCATTCGGCGTGGACACCACCTTGGGTGCGAGT